GGTGATGTGTTCTTTGGGTCTGAATTTGGCGCATCACGGCTACCGCAATTCCCACCGCGTACCGCACCATTTGGCGGCGGCAATAGGGGTACTTATGTCTGGCCTACTATCGAAGCAATGGGGCCTTCAATCTATGCGGAATACGAGAAATCCATAGATAGAATCACCAAAAGATTACAGAGTCTTTAGGCTTTACTTACTGTATAACATCTGCTAGGGTCTGACCTATGTACGCAGTTAAATGGTGGTCAGTCAAAGACAACAAGCCAAAGCCCTATGCGGATTCTTGGGATGAGTTTGTAACCCTGTTGTCACACCATGCAAAGCGTGAGGACAAATACAAAGGCTATCTATACAGCCCTGTTACCTATGTTGAGAACGGCTATCGCGGTAACAAGAATGTAATTGCTATCAACGCATTCGTAGCTGACTTAGATGGCGAAGCCCTAGCAAATACATTAGACAAACTGCAAGGCTATGAATACATTGCCTACACAACTTATAGTCATGCGCAAGATGATGAGCATTGGCACATTGTTATTCCATTTGATGAAGCCGTACCTAGTCACCAATGGTATTCAGTCTGGAAACAGATGCACGACTTCTTAGGCATTGTTGGTGATCCACAGACCAGCGATCCTGCGCGTATCTTCTTTGCACCACAACACGCACCTAACGCCGTATTCCATACCCTGCGTGGACATGGCGAGATTATGCAAGCACCTGAGTTCAGATACACAGACCGCCCACCAGTTACGATTACAAAGCGTGAGCAGAACAGACCAACCCTTGATTACTGGGAATGCACCTGCACACTAGATAAGCGTTGCACTAAATGTGAAATAGAATTTAAGGACTTAGATTTGTCTAGGTACAATGGAATGAGTCAGAAAGAAATACGGCAAGACATACGCCGTGAGTTCTTAGAGTTGATGGCAGGTATGTCTGCCCATTAGGAGTCTTAGTGGCAGGCACTTCAAGTCGAGATTTTGAAGTTAGATTCAAAGGCGATACAACTCAGTTAAGCACTTCGTTAAAGAATGTATCCAAAACTTCTGCCACTATGGGTAGTAACTTATCTAAGACTGCAAAGGTCGCTGCGCTAGCTATTGCTGGCATGGGACTAGCTGCCGGTAAGTTTGGAATAGATGCAGTCAAGGCTGCTGCTGCCGATCAGAAGGCGCAGTTAAAACTGGCAAAGACTTTACAGAATGTCACGGGTGCAACTGATTCAGCCATTGCTGCAACTGAAAAATTCATAACTACACAACAATTTGCAACTGGTGTATCTGATACTGAACTGCGCCCGGCATTAGAAAATCTTATTCGCGCTACTGGTGATGTAGGCAAGGCACAAGAACTTCTCAAACTTGGATTAGATGTAAGCGCGGGAAGCGGGCGCGAACTTTCTGGAGTATCACTCGCAATTTCCAAAGCCTATGGCGGAAACTACACAGCTTTACAACGCTTAGGCGTAATCATTCCTGAGAACATAAAGAAGTCAAAAGATTTTGCAAAGGTTCAGGAATACTTAAACGGTATCTTTGGTGGTCAGGCTGCTGTTGCTGCTAATACATTCTCAGGCAAGATGGCAATTCTGCGTGAGCGACTTAGCGAAGCACAAGAAACTATCGGTGGATTGTTGTTGCCAATTCTTACTACATTAGTTGAGTATTTTACAAACAATGTAATGCCTATAATTGAGCGCGTAGTTGAAGTAATTAAGTTTGAAGGTGCAGGTGCAGGACTCAGCGCACTAAAAACAGAAATTGCAACTTTAATAACTAACCTAGATGGAACTGCTAAAAAGGTTAAAGATGTAATTCTGATATTCATTGGTATTAAAACTGTTGCCCCGTTGGTTTACGCCTTACGCGCTGCGTGGGTTTCAACATCTGCTGCTATTGGAGCGACTGCTACAGCAACAACTATTGCTACTGGTGTTATGAAACGCGCCTTGATTAGCACAGGTATTGGCGCACTCATAGTTGCTGCTGGTTTCCTTGTCGCAGAGATTTATGACTTTGCAATTGCTGCTCAAGCGGCAGATAAAGACATTGCTATTTTGATGGACAATGCAACAACTAAAACTAGGGGCGCAACTGCTGAAACTAGATACTTGATCGTGGCAATGGATGCGCTTACTGTCGCCGCAAGACACGCAATGGATGCAGTAGAGAATGCTCGACTTGGAATAAATTCTCTACCAAAGGACACAGTTGTAGATACTTCTGCGGCAGATGCTGCCGCTGCTGCTGCTGCCGCTGCTGCCGCTTCTGACAAGGCTGCTAGAGCTGCTGCTAAATCTGCTAAGGCTGCTAAGGCTGCTGCTGCTATGGCAAAGCGTGTTGCTGATGCAACTAAACGGGCTACTGCTGCATTAGAAAAAATGAATAACAAACTAACGGCTGCCAGAGATAAATTGCAAGCAGCTAAAGATGCCTTTGCATCATTCCGGGATGGTGTGCGCGATTCAATCAACGGCCTACTTAACTTTGGTGAAGCTGCTAGTGGTGGTACTGGGACATTCTTAAAAAACCTACGCGCTCAAGCTGCTGGCATTGTTGCTTTTGCTGGCAAGATTCAGCAACTTATCAAAATGGGATTATCTGAAACAGCGATTCAGCAGGTGTTAGCCGCAGGTGCTGAAGCAGGTGGCAAGATTGCTGATGAACTTATTAAGGGTGGCGCAAGCGCGATAACAGAAACCAACGCTTTAGTTAAGAGCGTTGATACGGCTGCTAAAGCACTAGGCGCAGCAGGCGCAAATGCTTTCTACAAGGCAGGTATAACTCAGGGTCAAGCAATGGTCAATGGCATCATTGCTGCAATTAAGAAGGCAGGCTTCCGTATTGTCGGTGGCTTCGCTGCACTACCTAAAGACTTACAAAAGGCTTTGGATTCTGGCAAGTTATCTAAGAAGCAAGTTGGGCAGTTAAATGACATTCTTAGTGGCGTACCAAAACTAGCTGCTGGTGGAATTGTAAACAAGCCAACCCTTGCAATGATTGGTGAAGCAGGGCCTGAAGCAGTCATACCTTTACGGGGTCGCAATGCTGGCATGGGTGCGACTTACAACATCACAGTTAATGCAGGTCTGGGAACTAACGGTTCACAGGTAGGGCGCGAAATTGTAGATGCTATTAAGAAGTATGAACGCGCAAGCGGCCCGGTATTTGCGAGCGCATAAATGGCTGTTCCAGATACTAAAGTTTTTATTGCGTTTGACTTAACAGACTCACTAGGTTCTTACTTTGCACTTGATGATCCTGTTCGCGGTGTTCTAAATAGCAACTACATTCTTGGTGGTGATGTTCTCTATGATGTTACAGATCATGTTGCTAGTGTTTCGATTGGGCGCGGTAAGTCCAACGAGCTAGACAAATACACCGCAGGCAACGCTTCAATAACTTTGCACAATGACGATAGGCACTTTGATCCGTTCTATGTTGATGGGCCGTTCTATACGCAGATAGTTCCACGCAAGCAGGTTGCTATTGAAACAAATGGCATACGACAGTATTCAGGCTTTATAGATGATTGGGATTTAAGTTATCAACTAGGCAATAAATCATTCGCTTCTGTAAATTGCGTTGATGGTTTCTTGCAACTGAACGCGACTCAGTTAGATGCGTTTACTAATGTTGAGGAACTTTCTGGTGAAAGGATTGTTTCGATTCTTAACAGACCAGAAGTGGCATGGCCTACGGCTAACAGAATAATTGAAGAAGGTCTTAGAACTTTACAGGCTGATTCAGTTGCACAAAATACAAACCTACTTACTTACTTGCAACTGATTGAAGATACTGAAGTCGGTGCGCTGTTCATGGATAAAGACGGCGCGTTAAATTTCCAAGATCGCATAGTTGGGCCGCCACTAACTGACACTTTGATTTTTAGTGATGGAACGCATGGCACAGCTACGACTGCGACCTATGTAAATTACAGCGACATTCAAGTTGTCTATGGTTCTGAGAATCTATACAACCGCGTAGTTGTAACTCGTGAAGGTGGCACACCACAAATTGCAGACTCGTTAGACTCGCAAGCCCTATACGGTATCCAAACTTTATCTTTAGATGGCTTGTTATTAGTAGATGATGTTGATGCGCTTAACTTAGCGACTTATCTTTTAGGTGTTTATGATGAACCTGATTTAAGAATTAGCAGCGTTGAAGTTAATCTGCATGACAAGGATTCAGAGCAGCAAGGCAAGTTGTTACAGATTGAATTGCAAGATGTTTACAAGATTGTGTTTACCCCTAATGGCATTGGTGATCCATTTGAGCAGTACGCATTTGTTACAGGTATCAGTCATTCAATAGGCATAGACCAGCACAAAATAACTTTTGACTTTGGCTCAATCCGTAAGTTCCCATTCATTCTTGACCATCCTGTTTATGGCATTCTTGGTGGTGGCTTGCCGTTGTATGATGCACTCAATGCTATTTATGATGAGCCAACGATAAGATATAACGGAAGTCAGCAGACTGGCGGTACTGGTGCTATTCGCCCGGGTGGTAATACACCTATCAGCAGACCTCAGAGTATTAGAAGATAAGGAATAATAATGGCAACGACCTTTCCAGTTACTGTGGACATTCTTAGTAATCCAACACCCACAAGTTCCTTAAACTCACCATCACATTCAGCGCAGCACACTAATTCCAATGATGCTATTGAAGCGGTGGAAGGTTATCTGTTAAGTCCGTTCGTGGTTCTTACTGCTGGCACACTTGCTTTGGCAATGGGTTCTAGTTCAAATGTCAATGTGCAAGTAACCCCTAACGCAACTGCAACTTTTACTTCAAGCGTTCCAGCTGCCGGTATGCGCCGTACCTTGTTAATCCTTACATCAGGTGCAAGCAGTTATACAATGACATTTGGTACAGGGTTTAGATCACAGGGAACACTTGCAACAGGCACAACAACTGCGCGTTACTTTGCACTTGAGTTCATAAGTGACGGCACAAACTTAATCGAGCTAACCCGTACAACGGCTATGGCGTAAACTTAAAACAACAATACTTAGGAGTTGAATTATGGCTGGCGAAGGTCGCAAAACATTTGTTGCTGGTGAAGTTTTACTAGCGCAAGAATTAAATGATTACCTAATGGATCAGTCCGTTATGAACTTCGCTACTGAAGCAGCGCGTGGCTCTGCCATCCCTACACCTACTGAGGGAATGCTTGCGCTCACTTTAGACAATGACGAGATCGATTATTACAACGGCTCTGCTTGGGTTCCAGCGTTGCCTATTGGCGCGTGGCGCAGCGACACCACCACAGTTACAGCAACAACCAATCCAACATTTTCTACAAACACTCGCCGTTATAGTCAAGTTGGAAAATTAGTAACTGTCAATTTCAATTTAGTTTTTGCAACAGCAGGAACGGGAACTTATACTTTTGATCTTCCAGTTGCAGCAAGTGCTAGTCAGATGGCTGGGCCTACTGGAACAGTTGCAATTAGAGATGCTTCTGCAAGCACAACAACAATAACTTATTTCCGAATTACTAGCAGCACTGCGGCTCGCGTTTTTTCTGGTTCTGGAACCGCAGACATGACAGCAACAAGCCCAGTTGCAATAGCATCTGGTGACATAATTTTTGGAACTTTTACATACGAAGCCGCATAAGGAATGACAATGGAACAAATACAAATCTGGTTTGCCACATCACCACTAGCTTCATTCCTACGCACATTTGGTGCAGGACTTTTAGGTTGGGTAATCATTAACGCTAATGACCTTAACCTTCACCCGGCAGTTGCTATTGCACTTGCTTCATCCCTGCCAGTTCTAGTGTCATGGCTTAACCCTAAAGACGAACGCTTTGGCAATGATGTAGGCGTGGATGAGTAATGGCTTATCCCCTAAAGGCATGGCGCACTACATTTCCGTATGGCGTTAAATACAGCAACGGCGGAATCCACAAAGGCATAGACGGCGCAGCCAAAGTTGGCACACCAGTTTATGCAGCCGTGTCTGGTGTTGTAGTTCATTCAGGCGTTCACAAGTTCCGCAAGGGTTGGGGTTCTGCTATGGGCATTCATGTAATCGTGGACAACGACAAGTTCAAGAATGGTGATGCAGGCTTATGGGCTGGTTACTGTCACTTGTCTAAGGTCGCTCTAGCTGTTGGTCAGCGCGTACAGCGTGGGGATTTAATCGGGTGGTCTGGGAATACAGGTAGAAGCACCGGGCCGCACTTGCACTTTCAGATTCTTGCAACTCGTTACTGGAATCCGCGCAAGCACATGAATCCGCAACGGTGGTTAAAGGCATGAGTCAATACATAAGCCGTAAGTCAGATGCTAAATCTAAGCCACCTACACAAGTTCTTAAACCTAATGTGTGGACAGTTATAGAAGCTAGTGGCAAGATGCCATTAGTGCCTACTGAGTCAAGCAAGACTGGCGCGTTCTGGTCTGCCTACCTAAACATAGAAACACCTAGAGTCGGTGGCGCAACTCAGTTAGTGATTCGTTGGATGCGCGACCCTGCCGGTATCAAAGACATAACAGGCATGGAAACTAAGTCACTCAACAAAGGTGGCACAACATTTGTAAAAGATACTTGGATGTTTCAAGCGATCAAGGGTCAGCCCGTTGTGTTTATGGTTAAGGCAAATGGCAAGGCAACAGTTACAACACGAGAAACTAAGTTGGCTATTCCATAATGGGCATCATTCAACTAGGGCAGTATGCAGCAGCTATAACCGCGATCTTAATTCTTGCTGGTACTGCAATTAAATGGGGCATTGTTAAACCTATTAAGGCATACATTGACACCGCTACTTATCCAATAGCCGCACACGCCAACGGTGGCAAATCATTACCAGATGCAATAGCTACACTTAACCGCATTGAATCGCGCATGAGTGATCTTGACTATCGCCTTAATTCGATTGAGGAACTGGTTACTAAGCCAACACGCGCTAAGAAATCCATCAACTGACAGACTTACGCTCTAGACTTATCTAGACGAAAGGTGGTCACAATGGCCTTACTTGACGATCTAGAAAATGTAAGACACAAGAAAGTTAATTGTGCAGTTGGTGAAATAATCAAGACCCTTAAACCTGAAGAAGCCAAAGCACTTAGCAAAGCACTAGATAATCCTGATTCAAGCCCTACTAATCTGGCAATGATTCTAAATAAGAACGGCTACAAGATAAGCCGTCAAACAATAAACAGACACCGCAACCGCAACACTAATGCGGAAGGATGTAAATGCCCATGAGCCTTAAAGATGATCTATCTAAAATGGGTGATGACGAACAGCGCAAGCGCGTTGCTAAGGAAATACCTAAAGGGTTTGAACCCGGCATTGAGTACGACTCAAGCGGTGGCGTTCTGCGATCCGTTCCAAGACCAGCAGGTGATGAACCTGATCACGCTGAACTACTAGCTGAGTTTGAACTAGACCCTGCTAAGTGGCGCATCAC